CTTGGAGGTACAATTTGTTTTGGAGGCCCCAATTTATGGGGATATGGTGGAGGGGGATGTGGAACATCAAATTATGGTTATTATGATTTTAATGCTTTTGCTGGCCCTCCAAATACTGGAAGAGGAGGAACCAGAGATAGTGGTGGAACTTCTGGTATTTGTATTGTTGAGTGGTTTGAATAGGAGGATATATGGCAAGACTAAAATTACTTAAAAATAATCAAGTATTTAATGTTATAGAAGCTGATCTACAGTGGGCACAGGAAAATTATCCAGATTGCGAGATTATAGAGGAGCCATTACCAGTTATTGTTGATCCGGCTCCTCCTCAACCTTCTCTAAATACACAACTGACAAAATATCAGTTTAGAAAACGCTTTACTATGGAAGAATTACTCAAATTTGATTCTCCTGAAGTATTTCTTCAAAATCCAACACAGGAACAATTACTTATTATTAAAACATTAAAAAAATCATATGATGATGCTACTGGTATTGATTTAGATGACCCATTACTTCAATACGGGATGAATTTGATGGTTCAGTGGGGTCTTTTAACAGAAGAAAGAAAAAATGAAATACTTAATAAGTCTAAATAATTATGTATGAAAAGATATTCAAATTTTCAAAAATTTCTAAATGAATACATCGCATATTCTAATCAATATATCTACATGGGTTGGATAGATCCAAAAGGAAAATGGATCTATCCAACTGAACAGCAATTGAAAGATCCTAATATTGGATACAATCATAGTGAATTGTTGTTGCGCGGAACTGCAAAAGAATACGATCAAGAATCACTGAAAGGTGAAATTTACAAACATGGTTATATTCGGGTAATGGCAGAATATTATGATCCAGATACATTATATTTGACTTTTTCTCCATACTATGTTACATATGACCAAATTAAAAAGGGGTTGCAAAATATTGAAAAATCAATACTTTCTGGTGAACTATATAAAAGAAGTGATACACCTCAATTACGCAGAAAATTCCCAAATGGAATTCCAATTCCTAAAAATATTTCCGTTGGAGTCATTTTTCATAAACAAGGAACCGGAAGAAGCGCTCAATATCGTTCAAATGAATACACAACAATAGTTCCATTTAATGCTTCAGCTGTATGGAATTTTGTAGAAAAAGTGAAAGAAGAAAGGCCTCCAACTAAATATGATTTAACCCCACCAACAAAAAAGTTACAATAAAGAAAGGAAGAAAATTTCATAATGGCATTAATAAAATTTAAACAGGTTCTTTTTGAAGGAGTAAGAGATGTTTCGTTTTTGATACAAAATTCAATAAATGAAGCTTTGTCAAAACTTGGGTTTTCAATCAATAGAGCAAATAGTCTTTATTTTAGGAATAGAACGAGAAATAGAAATTTTGATACGACCGAAAATATTTTGTATTAACATATCTACATTAAACAGAAATGGTATAATCTGATGAAAAACGAAACAAATTCACTTGACGAAATTTTCAATATTAAACCGTTAGAAATTATTGAAAACAAAGAACTTGTTATTCAAGAGCAGCAAGAAGTTGCTTCTCCTTCTGTTATTTCTGTATCAGAAAATATAGATGATAATGTAGAATTATCATGTGAATATCAAAAGCAAATTTTGGAAAAAACTCAAACTGTATTGGAGACAGCTCTTGAAGTTGCGGCTCTTACTCAAGACCCTAGAGCCATGACTGCGGCTGCTGAAATCATTAAAGCTTTGACGAATGCATCAGAGGCTTTGGCTAAAATTACTCTCAAAAAAGAAGAACTTTCTCTTAAAAAAACTGCTTTGAAAGAAAAGTCAAAAAAACAAGAAGCACAAACTATTAACAACAATGCTATCTTTATTGGTAGTACATCAGAGTTACAAAAACAGATTATTTCTGGACTATTAGAAAAAATAGAAAAAGAGAAAAATGATTAGAAAAATACATAACAAATACTATCTTTTCAGTAAAAAAACAGGGCGTAAACTTGGTGGGCCTTATGACAAAAAAGAAGATGCTCTAAAGCGCGAACGACAAGTTCAATATTTCAAGCATCTTAGAGAAGAAGTTGACGTAGATACTGTCATTGAATTTCTCAAAAATATCATTGCTGGAACTGAATGGGAAAACAAACTGTATTTGGCGGGGGGAATCGTTCGTGATAAGATCATGGGCAAAACCCCAAAAGATGTTGATATTGTAGTAGATGGCGGTATTGATGCCAGAATTGAAGCTGCCAAGTTTATTGCACAACAAGTTGGTGTATACAAAGAAGGATCTAATCCAGTTGTATTTGAGAAATTTGGTACAGCAAAATTGAAAATTCCCGTTAAAGGTGAGATGGTTGAAATTGAGTTTATTGCACCTAGAAGATCTGTTGAATTCAAAGTCTTTGTTAACAGGGGAAGAAATTGCAGCTTTAGGAGCAAAAGGAAAATTGATTGGTGAAATCAAATCCCGCATTCTTGAGAAAGTCATTGAAAATCCAAATTTCACAAAAAAAGATGCAATTGCTTTAGCTAAAAGTATGATTATGGTTCATGATAAAAAAGAAGAAAAATGAGCGAAAAAGATTATTACTTAAACCCCAAAATCAAAAAAGCAAATTTAAAAGAAGAGTATACTAAAGAACAAGTTGAAGAGTATATTCGTTGTTCGCAAGATCCGGTGTATTTTATTGAAAAATATGTAAAAATCAACACTTTAGATCATGGATTACAGCCGTTCAAATTACGCGGCTATCAAAGAAAATTGATTGAAACTTATAAAAATGATTTGAGAGTAATTCTTCTATCTGCCAGACAATCTGGTAAAACCACAACTACCGCTGCATTCATTTTGTGGTATGTGTGTTTTACTCCAGATAAGACTGTAGCTATTTTGGCGAACAGAAAAGCCACAGCTATTGAAATTCTTAGCCGTATCTTATTGATGTTAGAGGAGTTACCATTTTTCTTGCAGCCGGGTGCAAAGGTTTTGAACCGTGGTTCAGTTGAATTTGCCAATAATTCCAGAATTGTAGCTGATGCAACAACATCAAAATCTATTCGTGGTTACTCAATCAATTTTCTATATTTAGACGAATTTGCTCACGTTCCAAATGCGGTTGAATTTTTTACATCTTCTTATCCTACAATCACTTCCGGTAAAACTTCAAAGATTATCATTTCAAGCACGCCGAATGGTTTGAATTTATTCTATTCATTGTGGAATGAGGCGGTCAAAAACAAAAATGGTTTCACACCAGTCAAAGTTGATTGGTGGGAAGTTGAAGGCAGAGATGAGGAATGGAAAAGACAGCAAGTTTCCATTTTAGGAGAAGATGGATTTGCGCAAGAATATGGTAACGAATTTATTGGTTCATCTAACACTCTTATCCGTCCAAGTGTTTTAAAATCATTGACTTCTGTGGAAAAATATGAAAAAATCAATGAAGATTTGATGATTATTGAAGAACCAAAAAAAGATCATTTTTACATTGCTTGTATTGACGTTTCGCGTGGTGTAGGACGTGATTATTCTACTATTATTGTAGTAGATGTAACAGAATTTCCATTACAAATTGTTGCAACTTATCGGAGTAACAAAATTTCTCCTCTAGTATTTCCAGATGAAATTTTTAGAATATGTAAAAAATATAATAATGCTTTTGCTCTTATTGAAAGAAATGCAAATGGTATGGATGTAGCAGAAATTCTCTATAATGATCTTGAATATGAAGAAATTTTTTCAACAAAAACAAAACAAAAAATGGGGCAAATTCTGACTTTTGGAAAGGGAAAAAACAAATATCTTGGTGTTGAAATGACGAAATCAGTTAAACGCCGGGGTTGTTCTCTCTTCAAAACATTAGTAGAAGAACAAAAAATTGTCAATTGGACAGATGACATTTTATTAGAATTGTATAATTTTATCAAAAAAGGAGATTCGTTTTCGGCTGATGTAGATTCTCATGATGATTTGATAACTCCTTTGATTTTACTGTCTTGGGCCATTAACGAAGAGTATTTCAAAGAATTGATAAATAAGGATATTAGGCAAGAATTATTGAAAGAAAAAGAAGAACCAATTATCCCGTTTTTCTTTGAAAATGGACAAGAAAAAGATGATGGAATTGTCATTGAAAGATGGAATTTTTAGAAAAACGATTTCAAATAAATAACCAAGAGATATAGTGTTATAGGAGCAAAAAAATGAAATTTAGCTTAAGTCCAGTTGTTCAAGTAAAAGAAGTTGATCTAACAACTGTTATTCCTGCTGTGCCAACTTCAATTGGCGCAATGGCAGGAGCTTTTCAATGGGGTCCAGTAGAAGAAATTCGCACAATTGCTTCAGAAGATGAATTAGTTAGAGTTTTCGGAAAACCAAATAACGATACTGCCATTTCCTTCTTTTCTGCTGCAAATTTCTTATCATATTCTGGCGATTTGAAAGTTGTTCGTTCTGTCGCTTCTACAGCCAAAAACGCTGTAGCAAGTGGAACTGCAATTCTTATCAAAAACGAAAATCACTATTTAGCTAATTTCGCGGATGGTCAGGCTAGCGTTGGTTCTTGGGCTGCAAAATATCCCGGTCGTTTGGGTAATTCGTTGCGCGTTTCTATTTGCGACAAAAATAGCTGGGAAAAAACACTAACAGAAACTGTGGGAGCTAATGCTAGCGCTGGTGCAACTTCCGTAACTGCTAGTGCTTCTGTTGCAGGTAAAATTGCCGTTGGTGATTGGATTTCATTCGGAACAGATCCAACAAAATACAAGGTTGTAAACGTTTCAACTGTTACAATTACCCTTGCAAGCGGATTGGTTGCAAATGTTAGCTCTGGTGCTGCAATTAAACGGTATTGGGAATATCAAGATCAATTTCCCGGAAAACCAGACACTAGCACTTATGCTGCAAATAAAGCTTGTAGCAATGATGAAGTGCACGTTATTGTTGTTGACGAAGATGGACTTTTCACTAATATTCCCGGTCAAGTTCTTGAAAAATTTGCATTTCTTTCAAAAGCTGTTGACGCAAAATCCGCAGATGGCAGCTCAATTTATTACAAAAACGTGATTAATAATAAGTCACAATTCGTCTGGTGGATGGATCATCCTACCGCCGGAACTAACTGGGGAACAGAAACTGTTGCTTTGGCTGGTGCCTATGCTAGTTTGCCAATTCCTGAATCTGTTTCTTTGACTGGTGGAGTGAGTGCTGACGTTCTAACTCCAGCAGATGAAATTCGTGGTTATGATTTATTCAAAAACGTTGAAACTGTTGATGTAAATTTGGTCTTTTCTGCTGGTGCAAGTCAAACAACTATCATTGATTTAATTTCTAATTTGGCAGAATATAGACGCGATTGCGTTTTATTCATTTCTCCTGAATTAGACGATGTTCTTGATAATGTTGGACAAGAAGCAGATGATATTGTTGCTTGGAGAAACACTTTACCATCTTCATCTTACGTTGTAGCAGATAGCGGTTGGAAATACCAGTATGACAAATACAATGACGTATTTCGTTGGATTCCGCTAAATGCTGATGTCGCTGGTGTTTGTGCCTATACCGATACAGTATCCAGACCTTGGTTTTCTCCAGCTGGTTATAATCGTGGTCAAATTCGCAACGTTATTAAGCTGGCCTATAATCCAATGAAGAAAGCAGACCGCGATAAGTTATTCAATAATGGCGTAAATCCGGTTCTTTCTTCTGTTGGTGCTGGCACAGTTCTTTTCGGCGACAAAACATTACTATCTAAACCATCAGCATTTGACGCAATTAATGTTCGCAGATTGTTCATTATTCTTGAAAAAGCTATTGCAACTGCTGCTCAATATATGTTGTTTGAAATGAATGATGAATTTACTCGTGCTCAATTTGTTGGAATGGTGGAACCATATCTTCGTGAAATCAAGGGTAGCCGTGGAATTTTTGACTTCCGTGTAGTTTGTGATGAAACCAATAACACTCCAGAAGTTATTGATAACAATAGTTTTGTTGGTGATATTTACATTAAACCATCTAGAGCTATTCGTGAAATTCAGTTGAATTTCGTTGCAGTTAGAACTGGTGTTGAATTCCAAGAAATCGTAGGAAAATTTTAGCAAATTCGTGGGGAGCAGTTATTCTGCTCCCCTAAATAGAATTTAGAGGGAAAAAGAAATGGCATTTAATTTATCACAATTCAAAGCAAATCTAGTTGGTGAAGGAGCAAGACCAACCCTATTTAATGCATTTATTACATTTCCTGCTGCTGCTCAATCAGGCCGGGCATTTACTGATTTTTCATTTACTTGTAAAGCCGCTCAATTACCGGGTCAACAGATTGGTGTAATTGAAGTTCCATATTTTGGTAGAAAAATCAAAGTTCCCGGTGATAGAGTATTCGTGGAATGGTCTGTAACAGTCATCAATGACGAAACTTTTACAGTCAGAAATGCATTTCAAGCTTGGTCTAATGCCATCAATATGCACGCAGCAAACCTGAGAGTTCGTGATAATATCTATGCAGATGCTCAAATCATTCAATATTCAAAGGTTGGTGATCCAATTAAAGTGTACTTTTTCAAAGATATTTGGCCCGGCGACATTTCACCAATTGATGTTTCTTGGGAATCCAACGATACATTAGAAGAATTCACAGTTACTCTCTATTACAACTGGTGGGAAGACGAAACCACTGATAGAGCCTAATTTTTAGGAGAAGGCGAATGGCTTCATTATTTGAGAACCTATACAATTTTTTTGGATTTAGAATAAAATTAAAAAATCAAGAAGAAAAAGCTAAAAATTATTCCGCAGTTGTCCCCTCAGATATTGATGAGGGGACAAATATTATGCGGAATTCTAATTTTTTCCAATATGCCTTAAATACAGATGTATCGTTTGTCAATCAAGAAGACTTAATCCGAAAATATCGGGAAATGATTCTTTATAGTGAAATTGAATCGGCAATTGACGAAATTGTCAATGAGGTATTTTACATCGGCGACAATTCTTCTCCAATTGAAATTGTATTGGACAAATTACCGTATAATGAACAAATCAAAGAAGTTATCAAAAAAGAGTTTGATTATATTCTTTCTCTTTTGAATTTTACGGAAAATTCATATGAACTATTCCGTCGTTGGTACATTGACGGACGGTTATATTTTAACGTTGTTATTGACAAGACCAAACCGCAAGAGGGAATAAAAGAATTACGATATATTGATCCGCGCCGAATTCAAAAAGTCCGTGAACCAAAAGAAGAAAAGAAAATTTCATCTTTATCTATTGCAACAGAATATGATGAATACTACATTCTTGATGGAAATATCAAACTTTCAACGGATATGGTTGTTGGTGTAACTTCGGGTTTGACAATTGAAGATAAAAACAAAAATTCCATTGCAATTTCATATTTACATAAAGCCATCAAACCATTCAATCAATTGCGTTTAATGGAAGACGCTACAGTTATTTATCGTGTGGCCCGTGCTCCAGAAAGAAGAGTTTTCAAAATCAATTTCGGTAATTTGCCAAAAGCAAAAATCAATCAGGAAATGAATGATTTGATGAACAAGTTCCGAAATAAAATTGTTTATGACTCACAAACTGGCGAAATCAAAGACGATACAAGAACTCTTTCTATGTTGGAAGATTTCTGGATTCCAGTGTATGATGATGGAAAATCTACTGATATCTCAACTCTTCCCGGCGGGCAAAACCTTGGTGAAATGGAAGATGTCAAGTATTTTTTGAACAAACTTTACAAATCTTTATATGTTCCAACAAGCCGAATTGTTTCTGGAGAATCTTCTCCTGTACTTCAAACTAGAGCAACTGAAATTCAACGAGAAGAATTGAAATTCATGAAATTTATCCATCGGCTTCGTAATCGGTTTGCTTCATTATTTACAAAAATTCTAAGAATTCAGTTACTATTGAAAAACGTAATTACTGAAGAAGATTGGAATGAAATAAAGAACAATATTTTCTATAATTACAAAATGGATTCTCATTTTTCTGAATATAATGAAGCAGAAATTATGACTCGTAGAATTGAATTAGCCGGAGCTGCAATCAATCTTGGTGAAAACTATTTTTCAAAGAAATATATTCAGAAGAAATTCCTGAAACTTACAGATGAAGAAATCAAAGAAATTGAGATGGATCTGATTACAGAAAAGGGAGGAACTCCTCCTCAAGAAGAGCCACGCTCTCCAATTTCTGATATGGGATTTGGAGGGGGAGAATTTGGTTCACCTGAACCGGAAATTTCAGGAAATTTCCAACCAAGAAATATGGAACCAGAACCAGAACAACAACCCGAATCTGAACCAACAACACCTTCTCCTGAAACAACAGGAGAAACACCACCGCCCGAACAAAAAACTCCAGAAATATAAATAAACACAGGAGAAAATACAAATGACAGAAATCAGAGAATTGTTGCAATTTATTAAAGAAAAGAATCCTCAGGAATCAGAACGTATTTTCAAACAAATCGTTTCTGAGAGAATTTCACAAAAAATTGAGGAAATGAAGAAGAATATCTTTGAAAATATTGTCACAGAAGAGACAGAATCTTTATCAAAGATCGCTTATGAAATTGAAAAAGATTGGAAGAATGTCAACTATGCTGCTCGTCCATATCTTGATGCAATGAAGCAACTTAATTCAATCAATGATAAATTTGGTTAT